CCCACTGCGTTCATTGCCCACAACGTTCGGAATAAATTGTTTTTGGGTATAAAAATACCGCTCCAAAAGGGGCGGTAAAATTATTAAGTTTAGTTCTGATTTGTGAAGTTGGTGTTCAAGTCAAGTGCAATCAATTGCACACGGGTATAAGAAAACCGCTCTTAAAGAGCGGTCGTCATATTCAATTTACAGTCAGCTGACTGCCGATAAGCATTTGCGCCGCCTGCGAAATAAACGGCAGTGTGATAGCTCCTGCATTTTTCAGCATCGCCTTTACCTTTCTCCACACCTCAGGCTCACGGATATTGTCAAGATACTCATGCCCGCTGTATGTGATACTGCTTACATTGCCTTCTATGAAATGTCATGCCGCAAAACTTACGGTAGCATTTATATAGCCGACTTCTTTCAGATTCTCGATTGTATAAAGAATTTCGTTATCTTCATACTTCGGGAGCTGTTCAAATATCGTTTCAACCGTCAGCGGATTTAAATTAAGCTCCTCGTCAATCGTCTTGCTTTTCTCAACGGTAAGCAGTACACTGCGAGCGCAATCATAATTCAGCTTCATTCTTCGTCCTCGTCATCTTCCCATTCAGAAGCGCATGGAGGTAAGCCGAGAGGAGCGATACTGTCAAAGTAAGACAGCAATTCTTCCACAGTTGCGTCTTCGTGATTCTTCACATATTCCAGCATTAAAGGCTCTACCTCATACTGCTCAGGTGCATTAAAAAGAAACAAATAATCAGCCTTATCTGTACTTGGAATATTGAACTTTGCTTTAACGTATTTCTGAAACTCGGTATACTCTTCAATTGCTTTAGCCATAAACACACCTATATTTTAACCTTTCCGTGAATAGTTAGGCTTCCATACATAAGCTCTTTTGCCAATCTGTCATCTCGTCCGTGAAAATCTTTATACTTAGATTCAATATCGGCGTATTGTGACTGATATTCTTTTTAACTTTACTAATTCTTCATAACAACCTTCAGGGCAGTTCTTAGCGTTTATATGCAATTCCGAGTTTTTCACAGGCTATTTAATTCTTTCATGCTGTTCATCTCCTAATAGTATGAATTACGGATTGTGAAACAGAATATAAGCAACTTCAAGCCTTGCTTTTGAATAAAATTGCGGTGACAGTCGCATCGGACATGGCAGAAAATTTCAATCCACGCCCTCGTAAAGAGGGCGACTATCTGAGCCGTACCGCTGTCCTCGCTATTTACATTTCAATCCACGCCCTCGCAAAGAGGGCGACAGTATTCTCTGGAGCAGATTATGCGAGAGCTTCCCATTTCAATCCACGCCCTCGTAAAGAGGGCGACAACGATCTCGTTTATTGCAGTTGTTACCGATTTATTTCAATCCACGCCCTCGTAAAGAGGGCGATAGCGTATCAAGCCCAGACCCGCCGACCGCCGGAAATTTCAATCCACGCCCTAGTAAAGAGGGCGACTTTGAGCCGTCACGGTTAAGTCCGTCTGTACGATATTTCAATCCACGCCCTCGTAAAGAGGGCGACGCTTTGCACAACATATCCGACATTTTCGCTCTGCTCATTTCAATCCACGCTGTTATTTGACAAGCAGAATCAGAATTTTTGACACGCAAAATACAAAATCAGAATAATTCTCATAAATATTAAAATCTCTTTGCTTTATCAGTTTTTCTCAACATAAACAATAACGATTGTTGAAAAACGGCTGATTTTTCAAAGAGATTTTTGTTTTTCGTTTTTTATATGGAGAAAATTCACTTTAACAGCTTCTATTTTATTGATGTTTAAACAGTGTTTTTTTTGGTCAGGTCTATTTTATTTACGGAGATAATGGAGCAATGTAGTATTATCATCGTAAAGAAAATAGTGCTGTATATCAGTAGTTTCTTATCAACAGTTCTTTAAAACTGCCTGAAGACAAATTGTTGTTCCTTGAAACTGAAACAATGTCGTAATCCCTATAAAGATCTCGAATAAACATATCATCATTATAAGAAAGCAGAAATTTTCCTTGAATTTGCGAAAGCTGTGACGCAAGACGTTTATGATCATCTTCCGTAAATTCAATATCATAGTATTTTTCTGTTGTGTGATATGGCGGATCAAGATAGAAAAAGGAACTCGTTCGGTCATAAACCTTAATCAAATTCTCAAAGTCTTTGTTCTCTATTAAAACGTTTTTTAAACGGTCTGAAATAACCGATAGATAATCTTTTGAACGGTAGAGTGGCTTTTTACTGCATCCGAAAGATCTGCCATCGGCACCAAAGGATAAGCGCATTTTTATAAAATAGCGTGCCGCTCTTTGTATATCGGTAAAGCCTCGACAGTTCAACTGTTGGATACATCATAAAAAATTTCCCTACTGTTATAAAAACCGTCTATTTCACGCTGAAGCTCTGAGCAATGATATTTAATACAACGCATTAAATTAACGAGATTGCCGTCTGCATCGTTGTAAATCTCTAAATCCGCCTGCTTTTCTTTAGAAAAAAGTACCCAACCGCCACCGCCGAATACTTCAATATAACGATTGAATCGTTCACCGCTTGGGAACGAATCACATATTTTAGTGCGCAAAAGACGTTTTCCGCCTATGCGTGGAATCGGACTATTTATCATCATAAGCCTCCTATAAAAAAATAATGGTGGGGCACTTTCGCCCCACCGATGTAATGTTAAACTTTTTTAAGATCTTTAATATTAAATGCTGTATTTATTGCAAGCACTGTGCTATCCGGAGATTTGTTAAGTACTACACGTTTACCGTTTACGCTTGAAACATAAAAACGTTTGAAATAAACCCAGTCATCAACGCTTGAACCGTCATAGGTTTTGCTTCCGCTCTTTATTCGAACGATATCTCCGACATTTATACTCGAAGAATCAGAAGCTGTGTTGCTTTCGGAAACGGCTTTTTTCGATGAAAGCATAAGATCTTTGCAGAACATCCATCCGGTATCCTGTCCTGCTATTCCGATGCAGGCTTCTGTACCGTCTTTCGATAATCGCTGAATAACAAATTCAGTCGTATAAACAGCTGATATAGGTTTTACACCGTTTGAGAAAACCGCACCCGATTTAACCTTAACCTTATTTCCGGGTTTAAAACTCGATATTTTATTTTCGGCTTTATCTTCTTTATTTACGGTATTATTTGATGTAGTGTGTTCTTTGTACCATTTTGCTGTAATTGTAGGGTAGTCCACAAAGCAGATGTTGCTGTCGACTTTTCTGTCATCGACAATCTCCGTTCCCCACTGCCATATTTTCTGATTATAGTCAAATTTGCTCGGAATATCCGGACTTTCCGTCCAGTGTGCAAGCCATATATCTATGTCAGTCAAACGTTCTCTGTCGTAGTAATTCTGCATCCATGAGGGGTTTGCGTATACACCCGAAGGCAGCCCGATTTCGGTCATTTTCTTGCAGAATTTCAGCGCCATATCGGTTCTTTCTTTGATTGTGAGATTGTCGATCTGACGCTGTTCCTCCATGTCGAAAAAAAACGGGATATTCAGGTTTTAATCCCTTTACAATCTTCACACAAGCGGCAAGTTCTTTGTCAAACGCTTCGTCCGAAGTTGCTTCGAAATACCAAAACAGCCCGTAAGGCAGTTTTCTTTTTATGCACTCATCTAAGTAATACTGAAAATATGTATCAGTATCGGTGCGTATACCAGCACGAAGTATAACAAATTTAGCCCCGGATTTCTCGATTTTATCAAAATCGATATTTTCCTGAGCACGATTGATATCAAATCCCTTAATTCTCATCTGTTTTATCCTCCTTGTTATTGCTGTCGGCAAGTCCTTCGCCGATAGTATAAGCCAGTACAGCTGCACCCGACATCAGGCATCCTGATACAGTGGTAGCTGTTTCGTCCGATCCACCAAAAGCGATTATTAAACCGGTTATAAAACCAGTTAATGATAACCACCATTTACGGCTTGTTAATTTGCGTTTCCAATCAATTTTATTCATAATTTAGTCCTTTCTGCCGATTATTCGACATTTGTTATTTCAATCGGTTCTACACCGATTTTTTCCTTTTCTGCCTTCATCTTTGCCTCATACTCATTCATCTCCTCATCAAACCTCGCAATATCCTCCGCCGTTATCCTGTCACGGCTGTAATGATTGCCGAGCTGCATAGCCGCCCAAGCCCTGTCAAAACTGCCGCTTTTAACGCCGTTCACAGCAACCTCGACTATCCATCTGCC